CTTCGACTCGTCGAACGCGAAGGACAGCGGCATCCCGCCGCGGACGAAGTGGCGAGGCCGCTCGCCGGCGGCGTTCCGGTCGAACCGCATGTCGGGGAGCGGGCGGGCGGACGTCTCGCGGCCGAGGAGGGCGACTTCCGAGAGGTAGGCGTCGGGCCAGATCTCCGCCGACCGCCGCGGGAAGTGTCCCGTGACGAGGTCGCGGTCGAACGTCTCCTGCGTCACGACGATGTCGCCGACGATGACCGGGACGCCACCGCGGTCGTCGCACCGCATCGAGACGATGTCGCCGAGGGCTTCCTGCGGCGTCTCCTCGCCTTCCCGGTTGTGCCGCTTGGCGAGCTTCGGGAGCGCCCCGCGGCTCATGTAGACCTTCGTCCGGGCGACGACTTCCTCGCACCGTTCCTTCGTCCACTCCTTCATCTCGTCGGCCTGCTCCGTCGCGTCGTCGATCTCCGGGTCATACCCAGCGAACAACTCGACGTCACGGATGATGAGCTTCCCGTCCGCGTACGGCTCGACGACATGGCTCGGCTTGGTGGCGGTGGTCATGGGGTTCACCCTACTCCGTTCTCCCGGTCCTTGGACGCGGGTTCGGTTTCCATTCGCGCGACCAGCGACGCGCCCGCGTCGGTCAGTTCGAGCGAGAGCGATCGGTGCGGGATCCCGGTCAGGTAGCCCGCGTCGATGAGGCGTTGGACGATCCCGTGGATGGTCGAGGGGGCCTTCCCGGTCTTCGCCGCGATGTTGACGTAGGTCGGGGAGTTCCACCGCGAGATCGTCCGGGACTCGTGGATGAGCCGGGCGACGACGAGGAGGGTGTCCCGCTGGACTTCGGTGATCGGCTCGACCGCCCGGCGGTCAGGCGGCGACGGTGGCGGGGACGACGCCGATCCTCCGGAATCCGGGGTCGGGGTAGAGCCCGCGGTCGACGATCGACTGGCGCTCGCCGTTGTACTCGCGGACGGCCGCGACGTTGATCTTCCCTTCGGCATCGAGGAGTCCTAGCCGCCGCGCTTCGTTGGTAGGGACGCCCCGAAGTTGGCCGCGGCAGTTGTAGCCGTTCGGGGGGACGAGATCGAGACGCCGAAGCTCCTCGATGGTGTTGATGTAGCCGTGCATCTGGTAGTGGTACCCGGGGTTGGCGGAGCCCTTCCCGCGGTACGTCCCGCCCGGCGCTCCCCGCGTCCGGCGGTCCCGGACCTCAAGGATCATCGAGAGCGGCTGGACCCGCTTTACGTCGGGGTCCGCGAGGGTCGCGGCCCGGGCCTCCCCGTTCGCGGCCATGAGGTTCGTCCGGTAGATCGTCTCAAGCCGGGCGTCCGTCAGGTTCTGCGCCCCGGCCGCCCGAGCCCGGTCGATGAAGTCGGGGAGCGACTTCTCCCCCTCCTTCGCCGGCGGCGTCCCGCGGATAACGTCGGCCATGATCCCCTTGATGTCGTGGACCACGGGCTCGTCGACGTCGGAGACCCAGAAGGACCGCTCGATCGCTTCCCGGAGGGCGACGGACCGCTTGGCGAGAATGGGCAATGCGGCGTCCGTCTCCCGAGCGAGGATTGCGGCCGCGGTCCGCATCGACGCCCGCGAGAGCCGGTCGACGTCCACCCGAAGGCGAGGAATCCGGGACTCGAACCGCCGGACCGCGGCGAGGTAGGGTCCGACGAGGATCCGGGAGGTGTCGGGGTCCGCGGTCACGGAGAGGCCGAGCCCGGAGACGTACGAGGCCTCCTTCCGGAAGGTCGCGGGCCGGGGGAGGGAGTCCCATACGTCCGCGCGGCCGGCGAGGTCGGCGAGGAGGAGGGACCGGGCGGTGAGGACGAAGAACCGCCGTCCCGCGCGGCCCGCCTCCGCCCGGTCCCCCTCGATCAGCGCCGCGATGAACCGGCGGTACTCAGGCCGCGCGGCCTCGACCGCCTTCGCCACCAGCTTCCCGACGTCGCGCTCACGCACCGATCTCGTCCGCGGTCAGGGCGTCCAGTTCGTCGCCCGGGGCGGAGTCGGGAGCCGGCTCGCCCTCCGGCGGCGCCCCGCCCGGGGCCCCGGCCCCGAACAGCGAGTCGAGGCCCCCGAGCCCGCCGGCCGGGTCGAGGACTTCCTCGCGCCCCTTCGGCTCGTCGATCCCGAGACGCTGGCGGACCTGTCGGGCCGGGATCGACAGCCCCATCCCGTACGCCCGCTCCACGCCGGCGAGCCAGTCGGCCGAGTCGGTGTCCTCGATGGCGAATTCGAGCCGGGGCTTATACGGGGTGTTCCCGTAGTTCCACCGGTGCATCACGTGGACCATCTCGAACGTGAGCGTGTCCGAGAGGCTTTTCGCGTCCGCCTTGACGATCCGGAGGAACGTCTCCGCGTGCTGGTCGCCGACGGACGAACCGAGGCCGGTCGAGGTCGCTTCCGTCGTCGCCCGCTGCCCGATAATCAGTTCCTTGATGACGCCGGAAAGGAACTCGTCGATGATCTCCTTGTAGACCGACTGCGACGACGTATTCGGCTCGTGGATCTTGATCCCGTACGCTTCGGGGTTGTTCGGGTCGACGGGCGAGACGACGGAGACGTCTCCGACGAGGTTGTCAAGGACAGCCTGCATCGCGGCCTTCGCCTCGACGTTCCCAGCCGGATACCGGCCTTCCCGGATGCCCATGCCGTACCGCTCGTTGTAGGCGGTCCAGAGCCCGAGTTGGGTGTTCATCATGAGCCAGAAGTACCACACGATGTCCCGGATCCCGCGGCCCGCGTAGACGAACCGGGCGTCATACGGCTCCTCGTAGTCGGGCGCCGTCCGGTTGAACACGTGGATCACCGTCGCGTCGCGCTCGGCCCCGCGGATCGGGTGGACCCATCCGACGGTCCCGACGACCTTCTCGCCGGGGTACTGCTGGTTGACGTAGAGCCCCGGGTTCCCTTCGTCGTCGAAGGCGAGCGAGTCCCAATGGAACGGCGTCCAGTTGGTCGGGACGATCATCCCCTTGTTCGTCCGCTCGTAGGCGATGTTGACCGCCGACGCCCCGCCCCAAACCGCTTCGAGCAGGCACCGGAAGAACTCCGTCGGCTGGCGGAGGTTCCGGTGGATCTGGTTCTCGATCTGGTTGGCCTGCTCGACCTGAATCGGATCCTCCTCGTCCTCCGGGACGATCGACCACGGAAGCTGCGCGACCGCGTATTGCCGCTGGAGGAGTGGCGACATGATCTGCGGATCCCGCCGCATCTGCCGCTGTAGCTCGCGGTCGCTCCGGTAGGCGACGTCCGAGTTGAACAGGATGTCCGAGGCGTACCGGATGATCTGCCGCTGGAGGTTGTAGACCGACGGCGCGATGACCGTTCCCCGTCGCGTCGGGCGGCCGGTTTCTCCGACCCACGGGTTCCCTTCGGGGGAGGTAGGCATCGGGCTCATTGGTAGATACTCCTCGGGTCGCGGTAGTCGCGGCGTCGCTTCGTCGGGTCCGGCGGCTCGACCCGTTCGGACCATCCGAGGGTCGCGGCGGCGTTGATAAGGTCGACCATCGTGTCCACGGTGTCGTCGTGGTCGCCGGCGGGGAACGTCGTCACCTCATCGTAGTGTTCTTGGAAGTCTGCCCGAACGTGGAGACGGCCGTTCGCGCGAACGCCCGGGAGGTGGTATCGGCCAGACATCACGAACGGCTGGACCTCCGCGGCCCGCGTCACCTTGTCGATCGCCCGAGGGACGCCGATGACCGGGAAGGGGGCGTGCCGGTCGAAGTCTTGGACGAGGCCCATCTGGGGCCCGTTCCCCTCCGCGTAGACGTACCGGACGCCGGCCTCCTTCATCCACGTGATCGCCCGGTCCCGGAACTCGGGGTAGGTGAGGCGGGCCCGGAAGATGCCGGACGCGAACAGGTGGCCGTCGGGCCGACGATCCCCGATGAGGCACACCGAGTAGTCCGGGTTGTCCTTCAACCGCTTCTCGGTGAACGCGAAGTCGATCGCGGCGATTCGGAGGAGCCCGGCTGGGCCGTCGACGATCGGAACCGGGCCCTCGTAGAGCCCCGCGTCGAGCCATTCGTGGGGGAAGATGAGGACTTCCGACGAGACGGGCTCAAGGAGCATCGCGCGGGCGTACGCGACCGGACCCCAATCCTCCCGCCGCTCCCGAAGGATCTCCGGCGTCAGGACTTCCGGCCACGGAGACCGCTCGGTCCCGATGCACGGGAGCCGAAGGAGGGAGCCGTCCGCGCCGTGCTTCCGCCGCCACTCGGCGGTGATGTCGTCTACGTGGTAGCACGTGCCGACCTTCCGGATCCGCGGCCGGACCGGGGCGGACTCGTCGGCCATCGGGAGCCACGTGTTCTTCCACGCCTCCTTCACCTGCTCGCGGAGGCCGGGCATCTGCACGGCGTTCCGGAGGTCGCAGATGTCGTCGGGGACGATCAGATCCCACCGGCCGCCCGCCCGCCCGAAGATGCCCTTCGCCTCGAACGTCGGGTCACGCTGGATCGCGGCCCCCGGGTAGTCGACGGACCACGTGGACGAAGCCGTCTCGCCGTGGCGGAGCGTGATCTCCGGGAACACGAACCGGAACCGCTCCGACCGGATGATCGCCCGGACCATCTTCGACGTCTTCGCCGCCTCGGGGTCGGTCTGCTGGATGTACTTGAGCCGGATCGAGGGCCGGATCCCGATGTCGTGGGAGCAGGCGAGGGCCGATTGGACGGTCTTCCCGACGCCGCGGGGGAGTTCGGCGTACGAGTCGCGGTGGTCCCGCCAGTGGCGAAGCAGGCGAACGTGAACGCGGCCCTGCCGCCGGCCGGTCATGTAGACGGCGAAGGCGTTCTTCGACCGGCGGCAGACGTATCGAAGCTCCTCGGGCGATAGCTCGGAGAGCTTCGGCCTACTCATCGTCGGGCTCGCCCGGGTCGTCGATCATGTCGCAGAGGTGGTCGAGGGCGTCCTCGGTGTTGGCGTCGAGGACCGCTTCGACCGCGGTCCCGCGGATCGTCGCGGCTTCGACGACGCGGCCTTCGGTCCGTTCGAGGATCTCTTTGAAGAACCGGAAGTCGCCTTCGAGGGCGGATCGGACCGCCTTCCGTGCAAGGACGTCCTTGACGGTGCGGCCGGAAGGACGGCCGTCGGATCCCGGCGCGTCCTCGTCGAGGACTTCGCGGAGGATCTCCGAGAGCGTCCGCCCAAGGGGGCGTCCCTTCCGGTTGATCCGGGGATCGCCGGGTTGGAACGAACCGGCGTGGGCCATCGGTCACTCGCTATGGAGAGCCATCAACTCCGCACGCAGGGAGCCGTCGTCGGCGAATGATCCCGCGAGGTGAGAGGTGACCATGTCGGCGTCGGGTTGTCGGGCGCCGCGGCACGACATGCAAGCATGGGTGGCCGTGACGATCGCCGCCGCCGCGGTCGGCGCGAGGGGCTTCGCCTGCATGAGCCCGTCGACGATCTGCGTCGTGAGGCGTTCTTGCATCTGCGGGCGGCGGGCGAGGGCGTCGACGAACCGGGGAATCTTCGACAGCCCGACGACGCGCCCGCCGGCGGGGAGGTAGGCGACCGTCACCCGCCCGGTGAACGGGAGGAGGTGGTGTTCGCAGAGCGAGTTGAACCGGATCCCGCGGACGATCACGAGGTGGTCGGACGGGTTCGAGAAGATCCGGTCGAGGTGCCGGCCGGCGTCCTCTTGGAGGCCCGCGGTCATTTCAAGCATCGCCCGCACGACGCGTCGCGGCGTCTCCTTGATGCCGTCGTCCTCGACGTCGACGCCCATCAGGTCGAGGAGGGCGGTGATGCCCGCTTCCGCCTCGCCGACGCGGGCGTTCCATTCGTCCGGGCCGAGCCACTTCGCCATCACGCCACCCCCCACGCCTTGTGGTTCTGGATCGAGAGCCGCCAGTCGGCGTTCTGCTTCACGAGGTGGATGCACCACGCGAGGGCCTTCCGGTCGATCGAGAGGCCGTTGAACGCCGGCGAGAGGAGGTAGTGCGATGCGGGGATCGTCGGGCGGGGGAGTGCTTGCCCGTGTCCCCGCACGTACTTCAACTCATCGGCGCGGAGGAGCCGGATGGCGTGTTCGGCGACCTTCGGCGAGCAGGTCATCCAGTCGATCCGCTCCGCGACGCCGTCCTTCGGCTTCACCGACCCGTTCGTCTCGACGGCGAGGAACCACCCGCGGGACTTGAAGTGGTCGACGAACTCCCGGTCGACTTGGAGGAGCGGTTCGCCGCCGGTGAGGATCATCGCCATGGGCCCGGACGCGGCGGCGGCGTCGCGGACTTCCTCGGCGTACGTCTCGATCTCGTCGAGGGTCATCATCCGGGAGCCGGCGAACTCGGTGTCGCAGTCGAACCCGCCCGGGGACTTCGGGCCTTCCTCGACCGTGCAGGCGAGGTTGCACCCGGCGAACCGGAGGAAGACGTTGGCGGTTCCGGCCCGGACCCCTTCGCCTTGGAGGGAGTAGAACGCCTCATTGATCCCGTATCGCTTCACTCGATGACCTTCCGGACGGTGATGGCTGACGACTCGGTTTCCGCGACCGTGATCTCAAGGCCGCCGATCCGCCCCTCGAACAGGCTCGCCGCGACGTCGAGGAGCATGACCGCGACCGTCTCGACCGACGACGCCGGCCCGGGGACGATCCGATGCTTCGACCCAAGTCGGACGCACGCCGCGAGCAGATCGCCGTCGATCTCGCCGACGAGCGTTCCGTGGTCGAGGTGGTCGCGGATCCATCCGCCGAAGACGTCGAGGTCGTCGAACGGGATCGTCACGCCCGAGAGGTCGTCGGGGCACATCGCCGGGAAGACGGACAGGTCGACGCGGTAGGTGTGGCCGTGGAGGTTCGCGCACTTCCCGCCGATCTCCGGATTCCGGTGGGCGGCGTAGAAGTGGAACCGCTTCGTAATCATCATCCCGATGCTCCGAACGCCGCGATGAGGTCGGCGATGGGGGTCTTGTCGGCGTACGTGGTCGGATCGTCGATCCCGGCGAGGAAGAAGGCCTCCCGCCGCTCGAAGCAGGTCGCGCATCGCCCGCAATGGACGTCCCCGCCGCGGTAGCACGACCACGTTCGTTCGACCGGGACGCCGAGTTCGATCGCGGCGACGGCGATGTCCTGCTTCGTCCACCCGATGAGCGGCCGGACGACATGGACGCGTCCGGTCGTCCCGACGTTGATCGCCGCGTCCATTGCGTCCGCGAACTCGGGCCGGCAGTCGGGGTAGATGGCGTGATCGCCGGCGTGCGCGGCGTAGGCGACCGCCCGGGCCTTCTTCGCCTCCGCGACCGCAGCGGCGACGGAAAGGAGGACGCCGTTCCGGAACGGGACGACGGTGACGGCCATCGACTCGTCGGTGTAGTGCCCTTCGGGGACGTCGACCGCCGAATCGGTCAACGCGGAGCCGGCGATCGCCTTCCCGAACTCCTGCAGGTCGACGACCACGTGTTCCACGCGGAAGTGGTCCGCGACGATCTTCGCCGACCGGATCTCCCGCGCGTGCCGCTGGCCGTAGTGGACGGTGAGGGCGATGGCGTCCGGGGTCATGGCGAGGAGCGTCGACGAGTCGAGGCCCCCCGAGTGGAGGACGACGGTTCGGAGATCAATCATCGTCGGGCCCGTAGACGAGGACCGACGGCCGGACGGAGATTCCGCCGCGGGCGCCGAAGACGCCGTCGACGCGGACCCACACGGGCCGGATCGCCTCGACGAACTGGACGGCGATCTTCCCGATGAGGACTTCGTTGAACTCGCGGCGGTCCCGGAACGACTGGAGCCACAGCTTCACGGACTTCGTCTCCGCGAGATACCCGTCCTTCGGGACGTAGGTGATCGTGAGCGTGGCGTAGTCGGGCTGGTCCGTCACGGGGCAATGCGAGGTGAACTCGTTGCACTGGAGGACGACTTCCATCCCGTGCGGGACGTCGGTCGGAACCCGCTCCGGTCGGTCGATCGCGCCCCGCGTCTGCTTCCCGAGGTAGGTCGGTTCATTCGGCATCGTCTTCCCTTTCGACTTCGAGGACGTCGCCCTCGGCGCCCGCGGCGCCGCCGGTCAACTCCCACACCTTCCGCCCGATCGCCCCGAAGGAGAGCGTACACGCGGCGATGATGACGTTGGAGAGGAGGGCGCCCGCGGTCGAGTCCATCAGCGAGGTCTTCTTCCCCTCCCCGTCCTCCCACATTCCGAACCGGGCCACGTTGTACACGTGGTTCATGTCGACCGAGACGACGTCGGTCCCGAGGAGGGCGAGGTACCCGAGTTGGGTCCGCCACGAGCCCCCGAGGAGGTGGACGCGGCGATCCCGGAATCGGTCGATCGGGAGCGGCGTCGCCCCGTACGAGGACGGGACGGAGTACCCGAGGACGTACTTCTCCGGGATATCCGCGATGCAGTCGTATTTCGGGATCACGATGACGTTCTCGGCGACCGCCTCGGCCTCCTCCGCCATCCGCATCACCTCGTCGAACGAGTAGTACGCGACGCCGGCGGCGGCAGCCTGCTCGCGGGTCAGGAGGTCGCGGACGGTCGTGTACTTCGGGTGGAACTCCCCGACGACGGCGAGGTGGGCCTCGTGGTCGTAGTCGTGCCACTCGTTGTCGATGAAGGTCAGGTCGTGATGCCACTCCCACCGCTCGCGGTTCGACGCGAGCCCGGAGGACTTCGAGTTCGACCCGATCCGCCACCCGGCCTGCGCCGCGATGAAGCAGGCGACGTTGGCGGGGGCGAGGGTGAAGATCAGGTCTACCGGGAGGTCGCGGGGACTCGGCCGGTGGTCGTCGAGGGTTTCCCGCTCGGCGTCGGCTTCCTCCCCGTCGGCCTTGGCGAGGAGGGAGGCGAGGTCGTCGTCGTCCCATCCGATCTGCAGGTCGGCGTCGAGGGACGCGAGGGTCTTGGCGAGGGCGTCGGAATCCCACGCGGCGAGTTCGGCGGTCCGGTTGTCGGCGATGGCGAAGGCGACCGCGGCCGCTCCTTCGAGGTCCGTCCGGACGATGTCGATCTCGGTCCACCCGAGGGAGAGGGCGGCCTCGCGCGTCCCGTTCCCGGCGACGACGATCCCCCGGGCGTCGACAACGATCGGCTTCTGCTGCCCGAACGCGGCGAGGGAGTCGGCGATCGCGGCGAGGTTCCGGTCGGAGTGGAGCCGGACGTTCGCGGGGTCCGGGCGGATCTCGTCGATTCGGACTCGCTCGACGGTCATCCCGCGGCGGCTCGGGGACTCGGGCATCGGATCTCCTTCGGGAACGGGCCGTCTCCGCCGCGTGCCGGCGAGATCGGGGGTCGGTGGCGGTACGGGCCGATTCAGGGCCCGACGCCGCAGCGGGGCTTCACGGGGCCTCCGCACTATCCTAAGTCTGACTTAGCCCCTCACGGGGCCGCACGCCCGGTCCGAGAGAGCGGGACCGGGCGCGCGGCGTCCGATGTTCCACGTGGAACGTCAGCCGATCGGGGGGGCGGGGACCGAGGGCGGCGCGTTGGGGGGAGCCCCCTTCGGGACGGCCGCATTCCGGATCGGGTAGCCACCGAGTTCAGCGATGGCGTCGGACGCGGACGTCGTTCCTCGGATCTCCGCAACGGGGGGCGCGTCCTTGAGTTCGTCGTCCGTGTAGGTCTTCCGTTCTTCGCGGGGGCTCGTCATCCCTCGTCCCCTTCCTGCGGGAGGCCGAACGTCCCGTCCGGGCGGCGGGCGGGGGGGAAGGGAGTCGGGTCGACGATCTCGGGCTTGTCCTCGAGGACGGCTTCGGCCGGGGCTTCGGCCGGGGGCGCCGGGGTCTCGGCCGGAACGAGCCCCATGTCCGCGAGGACGCGAGCCTTGCACGCGGCGGAACTGAGGCAATGTGGGGCGGCAAGGTAGTCGACCACGGCTCGGCGGTACTCGTGGTCGCGGTCCTCGGGGACGATGGTGGGGACGTCCCACGGGATCGAAAGTCGGCCCACCTTCGAGGCGGGCGACGCGGGGTTGGATTCAGCCATCGGGGCGAGTCCTTTCGGTGAGGGTGGATACGCGGTCGCGGAGTTCGCCGATCGCTTCGGCGAGCTTCGTGCCGTCTTCGTCGGTGAACCGGTTCGTCGCCATCGCCTTGATCTCGGCGGCGAGCCCGTTCACGTGTGAATCGAGGGAGGTGAGGCGGTAGTTGACCGATTGGGTCCGCTCGTCGAGGCGGGCGACCTTGATGACTTCCTCGATGTGCCCGGTGCGAACGTGGTCGGCGAGGGCGACGTCGGTCTGCCGGATGAGGGTCCATATGAGCGACCCGCTCAACGAGGCGACCGCGATCACGACGGACGCGGCGATTCCGATCGGAGCCCACGGGATCGTCCGCGAGGACGCAAAGTCCTTCCGGAGCGACCGGATCTCCCCGATGATCTCCGTCCGTTCCCGCTCCCATTCGGTTGCGAGGCGTTCGACGATCGTTTCCAGACGCGCGATTCTCGCGTCGCCCCGGGCATTGCGGTCGAGTTCGAGCGGCATCGTGGCGTCAACCCTTTCCATCGGCTTCCCTTCCGCGGGAGTGGGTCACGCGACTCCGGTCGGGCCTGTCGGTCCAGCCGGATCGTCCGCGAGTGCGGCGATTGCTCGGAGGCGGTTGAGGGCGTCGTCGGTCCGGGTCTTCGCCTCGGCGAGTTCGTCGGACGTCGGGGGCTCCTCGGACGTCGCCCGGCGGATCGACTCGGCGATCTGCTCGGCGGCGGAGACGGCGGCTTCGAGGAGGGTCACGGCGGCGAGGAGGTTCATCGGGGGGTCTCCGGTTCGGGGTACGCGAGGTCGGCGACGGTCGTCGCCCACTGGACGATCTCGTCCGCCGTCGGAAGGTCGGGGGAGCGGGAGGCGATCCCGTCCGCCGCGGCCCGAGCGATGATCTCGTCGCGGAGCCGGGTCCGTCGCGTCGAACGGGCGCGGTCGACCTCGTTCTTTGCGATCGCCATGAGGTTCCGGAGCCGGGCCTCGGAGTTGAGGATGGGGGGGCGAGCCATCACCCGTTCTCCCCGGCCGTCAGGATCGCCCGCACGATGTGGAGCGACGACCGGACGGTTTGGAGGTGGCGGGTGAACGCGGTCGAGTCGCCCGCGGGGACCGGGTCGCCCTCGCGTGGCGGGAGGAGGAGGTACGCCGCGTCGAGGGCCGCCTTCCCGCGCTCGGCCGCGGGGAGGACGTCGTCCCGGACTCGCTCGGGGGAGATCACGCCGGCCTCGGCGGCGTCGGCGACGGCGTTGGTCGTGGCCGCGTACGTCCCGGCGGCGATGTACCAATCGCGGTGCGGGGAGCCGGTGCATCCGGCGGCGGCGAGGGCCGTGGTGACGGCGGCGAGGAAGCCGCCGAGACGGGCCCGGGAGATCATCACGAGTTGTCCTTTCGGTGCTGGGCTTCGCTTCGGCCACGCCACGCGGCGATGGCGAGGAAGATCGTCGACGCGGCGATTCCCCAGTCGGCGGTCGTCGCCGGGTCGCCGTCGAACTGCATGGAGAGGGCGGTCCCGATCGCGGTCAGGGCGGCGCCGATCGCGGCGGCTCGCATGTCGATGTTCCGGGCGTTCTTCACGGCGAGGCTCCGTTGGTGATCCGTTGATGATCCGAAGGCGATCCGAAGCGATCCGAAGGCGATCCGAAGGTGTCCGGGACGATGCTACTCGACGTCCGAGACGTCGAACGTGTAGCCGGCGCGAACGCCCCCGCGGGCGGTCACGAGGACGAACCGGTACGGGTGTTGGTCCGCCGCTACCCGAATCCGCACCTTCGCCGCTTCCTCCCATCGACCTTTCACCTCGTGGAACTCCACCGTCCCGTCCGGGAGGACGACGCGGAAGTCGGGCGTGTACCACGCGGACTGCCCGCCGGCGATCTTGGCGTGCGAGATCCGGAGACGTTCAGGCTCGAAGTCGGCCCGGGCAATGAAGCCCGCCGCGACCTTCACCGCGAGGGTCCGGGCGTAGGCCGACTCCGCCCCGTTCATCCCGGTGATCGGGTCGATCCGTCTCGCCCGCCCGCCTCCTCGTCGCATTCGCATCGCCACCACGTTCCTCCCGTTCTCGCCTTTACCTTTGCGACGTTCGCGTGGACCGCTTGTCGGGACACGCCGCACGCGACGGCGCACTCCGCGAGCGAGCAGCCGTCCGCCCACATCCGGAGGACGAGCCGTTCGCGGTCCGACAGCGGAATCTCTGCGAGACGGGCCCCGGCTTCCTCCGCCCGGTCCCGGCGTTCGGCCGGCGTGAGCGATTCGTCGATGACCGGCCGCGTCGAGTCGTACTGGACGAACTCGGGGACGGGCTTCCCTGCCCGTTCCCGGGCCCGGGCTCGATCCCGGTTGAGGAACCGCGTCCACCGCCGGATCGAGTCGTGCAGGCGACGATGGACGACTCGCGGAGCGAGGCCCGTGTCGGCGCAGATCGTCCATAGCTCGGAGATGAGTTCGTCGTACTCGACGCCGGGGTACATCGCGGCGTACCGGCCGGCGACCTTCCGGACCGAGTCGATGTCGTTGGGATCGAACCGCGGGGGGTCACGTGTCCGATATCCGGAGGACGCCATTGGATCCCGGTTCGTCGTCATCGTCGACACGCCTCGCGGCGGCGAGAACGTGATTGACTCCCGTCACCGCACTGAGCATATCGAGTACGGCACCGATTTCGAGGGATGTCGGAATCGACCCGCATCCGGTGAGGACGAGGGTCTTGATCCGGAGTTCCGCCCGATCGGGGGGCGAGGTGAACCCGATGATCTGCGACGGGCAGACGAACGCGGTCGGCGCTCCGGGGCACGGGAGGGCAAGGAACGGGCGTTGCTGGGCGTGGTTCACGGGGTCTCCTTCATCGTCACGAGCAGGTCGAGGAGGTCCGCCATTGAGAACTTCTTCCCAGCCGCAAGCACGCGGAGAAGGTCGCCGAAGGCGCCCTCTGGTTCCTCGGGTCGAACCGGCGTCGTCGGCCACCCGATCGCGGCACAGAGGGTCGTGATCGTGGCGCGGTGGTCCGCGAGGGAGTACGCGTCGGGATCGAACCAGATCAAGACGTCGTCGACTTCGCCGTTCAAGGCCGCGATCGCGTTGAAGAAGTCGCGCGGCGTCCAGTGCGCCCCGCCGTGATTCGGAACCCATTGCCCGGACGCGGGGATCCACACGGCTTCGCCCGGGACGAGGTCGGCGATCACTTCCGGGTCGAGGAACGCGAGGGCGTCGTACATGACTCGCGAGGGCGAGAGAGATGGCGGGGAGATGTCCCGCGGGATTCCGTACTGCCAGATCTTCGCGTCCGGGCCGAGGCGGTCGCGGATCGGCTGCCACGCCGTCGCGTCCATGAAGTTGACGGCTTCGACCGACTTCCGGTACGGCCACTTCGGATGGTCGAGGAGGACAATCCTCGGGTCGTCCTCGACGAGCCGTAGAGCTTTCTCGGTGATCGCGTCCGCAACGTCACTCCGAATGTCGAATCCGTCGGGGAGGGTTTGCGGGTAGAGCGACGGCGTGTAGACGAAGTCGAGGTCGGCCGGCGATTGGAAGACGAACGGGATCGGCCCGCGGAATCGCGGGTCGGTCGTGAAGGAATACCGGGTCATTCGGCGGCTCCGAATGCGAGGGACTTCCGCGTCGGGAGCTTCGACTTCCGCCGCCACTTCTCCCACGCCGCGATGATCCGTTCGCGGTCTTCGTCGTCGATCCGCGTCCGCCAGAGGTCGACGAGTTCCGTCGCCCGGGTCGACGTCACGCCGGCGATCCTCGCCGCACACGACGCGGTCGCCCCGTAGTAGTCCATGACGATGCCGGCGACGATCCATCGACCGAAGACGCAATTCGCGCTCCGACGGCCGGGTTCCATGATCCTTGATGACGGGGCGTACGCGGTGTGTGCCGCGAATTCGAGAACGTGTCGGAGGACGTCGGACGGGAGGTTACGGGGCTGGGGCATTCGGGGCGATCCAGATGGCACGGCGGGTCACGCGTGCGAGGTAGAGTTGGAAGACCGGCCATGGAGCGTTGACGACTCGGGTCACGCCGTCCGCGGAGGTCACGAGGGAACGGGTGGCGTCTTCGACGTCCGGGCCGGCGAACGTGATCAGGGCGAGGTTGATCTCGCCATCGAGGCCGGGGATCTCGTAGCCGAAGGCGGGCGCCCACGACCACGGAGTCGGCCACGGGTTCGGCGTCGTCGGGTCCGGCTTCGCCGCGGTCTGCCGGGCGGCTTGGGCCGCCTCGAACGCTTCGCGGTCTTGAGCATCGGCCGCGAACGAGACGATGCCGGCGAAGATTCCGGTGCCTATGACGCCGACGAGGAGTGGATTCTTCATGAGTGGTTCTCCGGTTCGTCCGAGGACCGTAGCCGGGCCGGATTAGGTTTGCAACTACGAAGCCGCCTCGCGGCGACTGCCCGGCCGAGCGGCGTCGAGGTGTCGAGCGGGGGCGGGGGGACCGCGGACCGGCGGATCGCTTCCGCCCGAGCCCGGAACGCCCCGACCTCCGCGCGGACGACGTCGACGGGAGCCGCGCCGCCGCCGGCGAGCGAGGGCGCGTCGAAGCACTCGTCTCGGATCCACCCGTGCAGGCTGTACGTCGTCGGCTTCCCGAAGGTTGACTCGCGGTACGCCATGACCCGAGCGCGGAGCCACGCGGCGGCCTCCGCCGGCGTCGACCCGTCCCGCGAAGCGATCGCGGCGACCGCACGGGCAACGGCTTCCCGGGCGAGACGGGGGCTCGTGATCATCGCCGGCGGCGAGGCCCGGATCACATCCTCGATCGAGGGACCAAAGGAGGGGTTCGGTTCTTGGGTAGTTCTTTGGGTAGTTCCCCCTGCGCCCCGTTCGGGGTTTCGCGTCGCGCCGTTCGGGGTTTCGGGCGCCCCGTTCGGGGTTTCCAGAGCAATCCCCGAACCGGAAACAGGGGTTTCTGTCGCAGGGGTATCGAGGAGGAGACGGAGGACCGTCGTCTTGCCGCGCCCCCCCGGGGACCGCCCTTCGGGGAGGTCGAGAAGGCCGGCGGCGACGAGCCGCGGGATGGCGAGTTGGACGTACCGATGCGTCCGTCCGGTCGCTTCCGCGATCCGCGAGACGGACGGCCAGAGCCGCCCCGAGTCGATGTCCGCCCACTCGAGGAGAGCGAGGGCGAGCCCGCGATCACCGGGCGTGAGATCGGACGCGGCGACGCGGCGGCACCACCGCACCCACGGGGGGAGGTCGTTCATCGGTTCCCTCGACGGAGGACGAAGGGGGCGAGGAGCCCCCCCCGACCATACCGGGTTAGGTTGAGGACGTCGATTCGGCTTCCGTCCGGCGTCGGATCTCGTGAACGTAGAGCCGAACGTCGGAGAGGTGCTTGACGACTTCGGTCCACCGGTCGGGGCTCGACGCGGCCTGTTGAGCCTTCTCCGCGGCGCGGTTCGCTTTCACAAGGAGTTCGAGCGTCGTCGTGTTCAGCAGGTGGAGGCTACCCATTCGACCCCTCGATCCTCCCCGATAGACGTTCCACGACGGAGTCGATGCCGTCGATGAGTTCTCGGGTCGTCTTCCGCTTGCGTTCGGTCGAGGCGTCATACCCGTCGAAGTAGCCGATGCGGTAGGCGTCGAGGATCATCTGTCGAACCGAGGACTGGCGGCCGGTCCCGCGGGCGAGCCGAGAGACGTGGTCCCGAACGTGGCGAGCGCGTTCATCATCCATCACTCGCCTCCCGCTGGACCCGCTCGCGGCAGATCGCAAGTATCTCTGAATCAAGGGGGCACTTCACGTACCGAATGTCATCGAGCATCCCGTTGATCGCCCGCTCCCACTGAGCGTCGCGGTTCATGCGTTCGTGTTCTTTGCCTCGGCGGTACGCGGCCTGCTCGGCCGAAGTGCAATGGCATCCGTAATCGGCGGTGTAGTAGTATTTGTCAGGCTTATTGCGGGTCATGCTCGCCCCGCATAGTGGGCACTCTGGTGGCATCACTCGCCTCCCTCGGCGGCGTCGATCCTCGCGTCCCATTCGGACTGCCCGACGTTCCCGATGGCCTCCTTGATCTTCGCCGCGGTGTCGGCGTCGGCGAGGTCGGTCGGCTCCCACTTCCTCTCCCGGAGCCACCCGGTGAGGACTTGCCCGGCGACGGCGGGCTTGCACCGATGCCGGACCGCAAACCCGTCCATCCACCGGTCGAACGTCGAGAGACGATCCGATTCGACGGGCTCCGCTTCGACCGTCTCGACGGTCGCCGGCGCCCCGATCTCCGCGGCGACCGATGCGACCTCGTCATCGACCGGACGCGAGTTCGAGACCATCGCCTCCACCTCCGACTCGTCGAGCATCCCGAGGCCGCAGAACGACAGCGTCGCCCTCCGCTTCGCCTTCGTGACGGCTTTCATCCGGGCGTTGGCGAGTTCTTCCCCGCCGAGCTTGACCGTCTCTCGACGCTTGAAGTGGTAGTACTCGGTGGCGACGACTCCGACGTCGGCATCCGTTCGGCCGGTCCGGTCCGAGACGATCGCGGTTGCGACGATCTGCGTCGGGAGGACTTCCACGCGGACGTCGACGACGGATATCCCGTACTTCATGCGAAGCTGGTCGGTCGCCGACTTCGTCGCGTACAGGACGAGCCGCGTAGTCCCGCCATCGGCCTTCATCGGGATGAACTCGAAGGGCTTGGTGAGCGGGTTGAGGCCGACCGACTCGCAGACGCGGGAGTAGTACTGCATCCGCGCGACTGGCGAGAGACGGGCGAGGTCGCCGCCGACGATCACTTGTCGCATGATCTCGGCGACTTCATCCGCGGTCGGATCCGCGGCGATCTTCTCGAGGCTGGTCATTGTCGGTGTCCCTTCAAAGCGAACGATTCGCGGCCGAGGATGACGTCGATAGACGCCCCCATCGCGTCGGCGAGCGCGATGAGCGTTGGAACGGACGGGAGGTATACGCCCCGCTCGTAGTCGGAGATCTTCGAGGAGACAATCCCGGATTCCTCGGAGAGCGACGCTTGTGTGTGCCCGCTCCGGTGCCGGGCGGCAAGCAGGGCTTCGGCGATCTTCTCGTTCTTCACGTCACCTTCCTTTCCTCGTCGGAGAACGCCCATTCGGGCGCCGAGACGATCCGGACGTCCTCCGGATACCCGGGGAACTCCCCGGCTTCTTCCGCGGCCATGATCGCCCGGATCAACCGGAGCCGCGTCTGGATCCCAAGCATGATCGTCGGCCGGTCATACTCGTAGACGACGATGTCGTAGGGGGGGTTGGACTCCTGAACGACGAAGACGAACCGATCGAGGACTTCGCCGGTCGCCCGGGCGAACCCGTCCATGTAGTGCGCGGCCCCAACGTGGTACCCGAAGCCGATCGACTTCTTCACCCACGCCTCGGGCGTCGCCGCTTCGGTGACCACCTTGTAGTCCCACCCGACCACCGCTCCGTCGATCTCGGAGACGCCGTCGAAGCGACACTTGCACGGCGCCGACGTACGCGGGCAGGTCCACGCGAGCGACCCCTCTCGGACGACGAGCCGCCCGACGAGTTCGGACACGAACCCGTGGAGGTCGAGCATCGACCGCATCCCCCGAAGGTCGGCCATGAAGTCGTGTTCAATCGGGATGACGCCGGGGTTCTCGATCGTCCAGTTGGCGACGCGCTTCCGGTACTCCGAGGAGTTCTTCGACGTCGTCGGCTTCCCGTCCTTCGTCGTGAGCCCTTCGGTGAAGTCAGGCATGACCGCGTACGTCGACGCGAACTTCTCCGGCTCAAGGAGTGCGGCGTGTCCCGCCGTCCCGCGTCGCATCGCGTCCGTTTCCTCGATGCCATTCTCCCGAACGTGCTTGTAGTACCGGAGGGAGCGGTTCGCCGCCCACATCGCCGTCTTCGACATCGCGTTGATGGCGAGGTATTCGTCGAACGGGATCTGCACGAAGTCATTCATCGGGTTCCTTTCTCTGGAGTTCGGATCGCCACGCTTCCGTATCCGGAACGCGAGGCGATTGGACAGTGACGACCGGCTGGCCGAGTTGGAGGAGCCGCCACAACCGAGTAGCGTCCCCTGTCTCGTAGGCGTCGCACGCCGCCGCGAGGAGGAATCGTGCGACCGTCGCTTTGTGCGGCGCCGGGAGTGCTTGGGAATCCCCGAGGGCGAGCAGCCGCCGTTCGAGGGCCGGGTCTTCAATGAGGATCGGCATGTCCGGAACATACCGGCTACTCGGCGAATTCGGGGACCACGAATCCGATATTTCCAAGAATATCCGGAGAAAGGTCGCGGGAAGCCGGACGAGCCGGTATAAGCGGGCCAATGCGGAACCCGAGTCCTGTATCGGTCCGGTACGTCGACGCGTCCGAGAAGTGGGTCGTCGACGTCCTCGGAAAGACGATCTCCCGCCATCGCTCGCGTCCGGCGGCGAGGAGAGCCGCCGCCGAGTGGCGAGGCCTCCTCTACGCGTGGCGCGACCAAGGCGCCGCCAAGCGATACGGGAAGACGATCACGGACGCGGACCTCGACCGCCTCGCGGAACGGATCCGCGGGCAAGCTTCTCTCGCAACCGCCGGCGTCCTCTACCTCGACGAAGCCCGTCTTCGGTCCGTCGTCGGGGCGTATCGGACGGACGGGCTCCCGGCCGGCGTCGCGTATCGCACCAAGAAAGGAATCGAATGACCTCCACGCATCCTCCCCTCCCCGCCCTCCTCAAGGAACGGAACGCCACCGTCGAACTCCGAACGGCCGGCGACCGCTTCGCCCTCCGGATCTCGTGGTGGGCGAAGTCGAACAACGGGCTCGTCCGGACGACGAAGAACTCGACCGAGGTGACGGTTCCGTTCTGGCCCTCGGACGACTTCCTCCGACAGTATGTTGAAGCCTGCACCGGACGAGCCGGTTCCGCAACGAAGGAGTTGCGGTGATCGCCCCCCGAGAAGTCCTTCCCCGGAGTCACTTATGAACCACGACACGATGTTCGAGCCGACACCGCCCTTGTTCGCCTCCGCGAACGTCGAGCCCGCGAGCGAGGAAGACGTCGCCGAACGCGTGTCGCCTCGTCGCCGCGAATGCTCGATCTGCGGGGGGACCGGGGAGATCATGGGGCTCCCGTTCGACGGGGTCGAGCGGACGATGGGTTGCCCCGAGTGCATCGAGACGGAGAGGCGGTCGGAGATCCGCGTTCTCCGGGCGGCATACGACATCCTCATCGACTCGACCGTCTCAAGGTCCGCCCCGGAGATCCGCGAAGACGTCGACCGGGATATGAGGATCGACGCCGCGAAGGCCCTCGGATCCGCCGCGAAGGCGGAGATCGGCGGGCTGCTCCGCGACTGACGACGACTCTCCGAGTTTTTCTTCCCCACCGAAGCCCCCTGAGAATGGGGGCTTCTCTTGTTTAGGTTGAGAATCTTCGAGGTTTTCCCAATCCAACGCCTCCCCGAATCCGATTAGCCGGTATCGTATTCCTGTAGGCGAACGACGCCGACCGACGAACCGACCAACCGAAAGGAACCGACCAATGGCGAACAAGACTTTCCAGCGTGGGACCGGCTGCTACGAGTGCAACTGCTGCGGAAAGAAGACCCGCGACACGGGCTACGGTGAGGGCGACTCGGAGTTGTGCCGGCGATGCTTCGACAAGGCCGGGATGGAAAACACGATCTCGGACGAAGGCGACCGGATTCAGGACGTCCTTTGGTATCTCGACATGTTCGACGGTGACGAGCCTGACGGCTGGTGCTGCTCGGCCGACACCGTTGCGATCGCCCGGATGATCTACAAGGACAAGACGCTCACCCGCGACCAGCAGCACGAAAAGGCGGTTGCGATGGACGAGACGGCGAAGGCCGCGGCGGACACCGGGAAGTCGATCGCCGCCGCCGCCGAAGCCGCCTCCGCCGCCGCCGCGAAGTTCACCGCGAAGGACGACTCGTTCTCCTGCACGATCGTCG